ATTACTATGACCTAAGAACATATTAATACCTCCCATAACAGGTCCTGGTAGTCCACAAGCCTCCATAAAAGCGTCACCACAATTATAAAATTGTTCAGGTTTGTATTTTGTTTTAGTGGAAAATTTTTCTTTTATTGATTTAAAATCAGTCTTTTTTATTGCCATATTATTTTTTTTTATTTAAAAATTCATTTAAAAGTTTTTGATAGTCTCTATTCCATTTTGGTTCGAGTAAAATTTCACCTACGGGTATTTTACCTTTATTTTTCATATAATCAATATGTTTTTTATTTCTCTCCACAACATTCTCCCTGTTCGGGGTATCTGTTCCCATACCACTCATATGATAACCACGACCTCCCCACATATAAAACCAAGAAACTTCATTATCAGGAGGTGATGCTTTCACAATACCAAGATTATTAGTTTTTCTCATTATGTTATTAACAAATGTAACATCATAACCCGCATTTTCAAGTGGGTGACCACCAATTTCTTCCCATATTTTTTTAGAATAAACAATACCGGAATTACCCAAACTGGTTATTGATGTTATGTTAGGTTCATTATAAAACACTCCCTTTTGCCAATGAAGTAATGAATCGTTATTCGTGAAATATTTAGAGATATTCTCTAAATGATTTGATAGTGCAATGTCATCGTCATCCCAAACCGCAATCAAATCCCCAGAACATTTTGACACTGCAAAATTTTCTTTTTCACCAATAGTCTTAAATGTTTCATTTAAATTAATTATTTTTACTTCAGGGTGATTAAACTCTAAAATTTGTTCAGGATAATCGTTAACTATAACGAGTTCTTTTCTACCTTTATAATTTTGATTTAAGAAAGAATATATACTTTCCTCCAAAAAATTTACTCTACCATAGGTTATACACTTACAAGAAATAAATGGTAAATTCATAATTACAAAGATTCGTATTTCATAAATGATTCCAAGGTTTTTAACTTGTCATCCGCATTTGAGATTTTTTCAATTAATTTATCCATTTCCTCAACGTGTTGAGGGTGTTCTCCAATACCTACGGGTGATGTGAAATAAATTAAAAGTGATGCTTCGGCCTCAGCCATTTGTGATTTGTATTTATGTTGCAATGATTCATACATCGCCATTCTGATTCTAGCGTCTTTGTTCATAAGAATAAGTTTTATTTATTAAATAATAATAAAAAATGGGTATAATATCAACTATTACACCCATTTAGATTTTTAGAAAGGCATATCTTCGTCAGGCTCTTGATTTTCTTGTGGGTCAGAATATTTGTTAGAATTTTTTCCTCCCATATCAATTGTCTCTGATGTTGATGACCCATAAACATATTTCCCTGAGTCTGAATCCCAACGTGGAGTTTCTCCTCTTGCAATTGCTTCAAGATATTCTTCAGGTTTTTTCGAATAAACATCTTCCCAAGTTAATTCATCATTAATCCAAGAATCTGAGGTTTCCTTGTCTGTGTGAACAGGCGCCGCATCATCATACATAATTGTTTGGATAACCGTATAAGTTGCTCCTTTTGGAGTTTTTGCTTTAGTAAGTTCAAGGATTAAATCTCTTCCTTTTTCAGGGTCAGTAATATCTCCTTTATTTCTCCAAATTGGGATAATCTTATCTAAGATTCCTTCATTTTTGTAATTGTGTTTGAATCTCCAAAATTTAACACCATCAGATTCGTTGTCTCTATCAACAACTTTTACAATATAAAACTTACGAGGTTTATATGTTGATGCTAATTTTTTATCATTCTCTTTACCTGTAGACATTAGTTCTTCGTAAACTTCACTTAAAGGTGAACGTTCATTGTCGTTTTTACCTGGGTCATATAATTTAACCCATTTTCCGTCTACTTGAACTTCGTGAAACCACACTTCTTTAAAAGGTGATGATCCGTCTTTTGTTGGTAAAATTCTTAATCTTTTTTGTCCTTGTTTTTCGTTATCTTTAAGGATCGCTGCGAAGTATTTTTTCATCCTTTCGTCTTGTGACATTTTTGAGGTGGATGATGAACCTTGTTTTGATTGTTCGTACTGAGCCAGTACCGCGTCTAATGAATTGTTTGTCGCCATTTGTTATATAATTTAATTGTTTATACGAAAATATAAGTGTCAGCCTTTAAAAAGTCAAATTGAGGTCACATTACGTGACCCCAAATTATCTAATTTTTTGAAAATTATCTTCAATATCGTCTCTACCTTGTTCAAAATCTCTAAAACTTTTTTTAATTTCAGATGGTGAATAATCTTCAACGTCATCTTTAGTTAAAATATACTCTTCTTTTCCTGTTTTTTCAAAATCTTCTCTTTTATCTTCAAAAAAATCTGAAAGTTTTTGATTAAAAGGTCCCGAATCTAAAGAACGTAATTCTAATTTTTCTTGAGATGATTTAGGTCTATATTTTTCAACTTTAGCCTCTAAATCATTTAATTTATTAACTATTGTGTCCATATCCGATAACTTACTTTCTAAATCATTTAGATGTTTAAATAAACTATCAAAATATTCTTCTTGTTTTGTCTCAACATTTTTTTGAGATTTAACTAAATCAGTAATTTCTAACTCTTCTTTACCCTCTTTCTCATCTCCAATTTTTTCAACATCAGGGTCAGTTGCAGTATCAACAGGTTGCGGTGTTGTTGATTCTGGTGCTGGTGGGGGTGTTGCCGTTGCCGGGTCTGTTGGTGCCGCAGCGTCAGGTGGAGCAATTCCCGCATCGGGCGCCGGTGGTAACGCCGGTTCTTCTGTAGGTGGTGGAGGAACTTCTTGTTCTATTAAGTAGTTATTAATTTGTTTATATCTACTTATTTCTTTTAATATTTTATTATCAATTCCCATATTATTAACCATTTAATAATTGTTTAATACCCGTTTTTGTTTCAACTTGTATTTTTTTATTTTTATTTAATGTGTTGTCAACTCTTTCAATAAGACCATCTTTCATTCTTAAAGTATAACATTCACCAGTATCTAAATCACAAACTTGTTTAGATCCATCACCCAAATCTTTTTCTGACATTCTTGTATTTTTACCCAAGTAATTGTCTAATATCATTTTTGTACTCATAATTGTTTTTTATATATAAATATCCTACTTATGGAGAAATTCCTTGTGACGCCGAATTAAATAAATTAATTGCTTTTTTTGTAAAATCCTCGAGAACTTTTAAATTATCTTTATTTATTTGATTATATTCATTTGTAGTTTTAATTTTAGATTCTGAATATAATAATAAAAATCTTGTAACACTCTTTTCATCTATCGTCTTTATTTCTGTGTTAATTATTTGTGACCATTTACTATTAAAAAATTGAATTAATTTTTCAAGGGTTTCAAATACTGCCATTGGGTCGTTTGATGACGAGCAATAATATTTTTTACTAAAATATTGGTCACCTAAAGCCGCCCAATCTTGACTAATAACTACTGATGATAAATTTTCTCCGTAAGCGTTAAATGTTTTATCATCATAAGACCCCCAATAAAACGAACAGAAAATAGTTGTTTTTATTTTTAAAGATTCACTTCCGCTACCTAAAACTTCATTTAGTTTTTTAATAACTTCGGTGGTTTTATATTTTGATTTGTTCGAATTAAATAATTCAAATTTAGAATACTTGTCGTTAGGTTTACAACTTTGATTAGCAGATAAAGTAGTTGAATTTTTATTTGTCACACTATTAGATGCGTTATTTTTGTTAGAAATACTATTTCCAGTACTACCACTACTCTTATCTCTTTGATTTTTTATAACATTATCTTGGATAGATTTTAACAAATTAACCTTTAAAATTTGTAAATAATCGTCCAACTCAGGTAATCTTGCCGCGTTTTGTCTAATACCTGTAAAGGTAGTCATAAAAGAACCAGGTGATATTTTATGATTCACATCTAGTATCATATAAGAACCACTAAACATAGGGACGTATCTTAAATTAAAATACATTGTTGGTTGTATTAAAGCGTTACCCAACATAGTCACACTACAACTATAACTTCTATTTTTATATAAATTATATAATGAAGTGCTCTGAGTTGCCCCACCTCTATTTCCTCTCAAGTTAGCCATTTCGTTTAATATTTGTAAACTTTCACTAGTGGCTTTACCTGCGTTTTGGGTAACATTAAACCCATTAAATATTTGTTGATTTTGAGGACCAATATCTACATTAAATCCGACAACCCTATTTGATAATCCATAGTCAGTTTTATTTGATAGATTTTCTACTAAATCATTATTACAATTATAAATGTCAAGTCCATCATTTCTATATCTATAATCCACATTCTTTTTAACGTCCAAATGTTCGCTAGGTTTATTTCCGTAAAAACAAACCATTTTAGATGAAGAATCGGTATAATCAACATTTAAAAAAGTTCCAAACAATGTGTTAGCAAATTCAGTCGTCCCTTCAATTCTAGGTGTTGGATTTTTAACCACATCTTGTACATTGTAAAAATTTACATATGAAGGTAAGTTCATAACCACAAAATGATTCTCAATAATTATGGACTGAATGAATGAAAGCATTTTAGAGTCGGCATTTATATTGGTTAATCTATTTTTTAACTTATAAATGTCTACCAAAATTTTATCTCCAATATTTCTAGACGCTCTATCTAATAATAAAACATCTTCAAATAAAGTTTTATTTTTAAAATCCGAACCAGAAATCCATTTATCATTTAAAGATTTTAAAACATCATATACTTCATATTTAGTTTGGTTACCCTCTAATTTAGAAAAAGTATTTCCTCTTGTAGATATTGAGACATCCGGAAGATTTTTCCTTAAATTAATGAATACATTATTTAATATTTTACCTAAAAATCTATCATTTTTTTGAATATATTCATCCATTAAATCGGTAAATTTTTCGCGATTTAATGAAGGATTTAATAATTTTTGAGTTGCGTAAATTTTAATAATTGGTGTTAAATTTTTAATATTATTAACTGAAAACGCAACATTAAAGTCAATAAAAAAATCTGTTATATAGGACCCGTTATTGGTGTAAACTAATTCAGGTATATCACTAAATCCAACGTAAGTTAGTAATGTTTTCCACTCCTCAACATAGTTATTGAAAGATTGTAAAAACGTTACTGATCCTCCCTGTGAAGGTAGAGCGTTTGGGGTATCAACCGTATAATAATTCCAAGTTAATGGGTCTGTAATTTCAAAGTTTGAAAAACTATAAAATAATCTTTTATTAAAGTTTGTCGGATTTCCGTATTTAAATACTATGTCAAAACTTAAAAAATTCTTAATTTTGTCAACAATATTCGCAGTTTGAGCTATTTGAACATTTGTGACGTATTCGGTTCCGGTATTTCCAGTAACTTTACTGATTTTCATTATATCTCTCATTAAAGCTTGGAAATTTAACATTTTACTAGTCGAATCGTCTAAATTGATTGAATTAGTAATATTTTTAACCGTGTCGGTATTATTAACATCAATATTAATTTCAGAATCATATACTGATTTTGAGAAATTTAAAAATTGTTCCTCGAAGGCATCTAAAACATCTTTTTCAAAAGCCCCAAAAATGTCACTTATCGATGTATACCCATCTAAACCTGTTATTCTAAAATTGTTTTGAACACTTTGGTCAGATATTATTTTTTTCAAATATTCACTAACGTCAGGTTTATCAACTCTTTCGTTATCAAAATATCCGTAATTTGGTGCGCCCCAAAAATTTCTAACGGAACCATCAAAAATTGATTTATTATTCAAAACCTCAATTTTTAATTGGTTTGGTGTTTTTGTTATATCAAAACATTGATTCTTTGTTTGATTTATTAGTGAGCCGGCTGATGGTAAAACATATGAAAATTTCTTATCTAAAGTATCGACCGTAACTGACCAAGGTATTATTCTTAAACTCCTTGTTTGCGAATTTGGGTCGAAACCAGGTAGTGTTGTTCCTGACCTAGGTAAATCTATAATAGCATTTTCAACATAATTTAAAGAAACTCCAGAGGTAAACCCTGATTGTATATCTTGGTCGGTATATCCTGTATATATTTCATAACCTTGATAAAATACATTAAAATCATTGATTAATTTTGGGTAGAAACCGACATTCATTAGGGTAAATTCTTGTCCCCCAATAATCGTGTTATCTTGTAATACGATATCTATCTGCGAATTATTAATAACTAAACTATAAACTTTTTCAGGGTTGTTAGTTTCAGGGTCGTAATTACTAATATAACTAGTACCTGTCCAAGAATTATTTAAAATATCTTCACCTGTTTCATAAAATTTTTTATATCTATGCCAAACTGAACCCAGTTTTAAAATCCAAGCATATGGTATTTTATGTATTGCACCAAATTTTTTTAGTGTTGAGATAATGTAGTCCAAGTCTTCAACGTTTGGTTTAACATTATCCCCATTTGATGTGTATGATTTATACTTCTCTCTTAAAGTCGCTAAAGGTAAACTATTTATAAAATAGTATGCGGCAGAAACAAATGGATATTGATTATAACTTCTAAACTTACTAACCCCTTCCTGTATTGAATTTGTAAAATATGGTGTGTTAAATATTGATGTTGTTTGATAAAAAAATAAATTATCTTCGTCTCCGTTATTGTAACTTCTATAAGTTAAATCACCTTCAGTTGGTAGTTGGTCTTCAGTATTTCTATTAATGAAAAAATTTTTTAAAACGGGGTAATCGATATCAGTTAAACTTGGTAATTTATTACCTATCCAATTAAAATTAGTAATTGGTCTATTTTTCTTTAAATCTGAAAAGTCACTAAAATTAGTTATTGTTTTTTTATCAGCGTCGTAATTCAAAACCTTTGTAGTATTAAAAATGTTTTTAACATTACCAATACTTTTACCATTAGAAAAATTATTTTTAACCCAATTAAGATTAGTTATTGGGTATATATCTGAAAAATCAAACTCATTTGATGTTGTAGATTCTTTAAAATATTTAGATAATTCTCCAACATTATTTAAAGATACTGATGGTGAACTAATACTACTAGATAGTAATAGTGAATTAATAAAACTAAATTGTGAGTTATTTATCGTATTTTTTATGTATGGAGTATTAAAATTACCTCTAATGAAATTTTGCCAGCTTTCACCTAATCCGTTATTTGAAAAATTTTTAAGTATTTCTAAGAAATTTGATGATAAAAATCTATATTGTTTTAACTTACTTAAAAGAAATGGACTATCGTTAGTTAAACTATTTTTTATATTTGTACTTTCCGCTTCAGAAATAATTAAACTTATTGAATCTGTTTCTGATGTGTTGTTCTGCACTCTAGAAAATCTGGTATAATCAGAATACAAGGATATTCTTTCATATATTTCAAAAAAATATTTTATCTCTTCTTTGTTTGAAAAAAGGTCATTACTGATTGGAAACTCAATAGGATTTAATGATATTTTAGTTATATCTAAGCTTTCATTTTTTATTGGTTCGGGTTTATTTTCGAACTCTTCTCTTTTTGTTAAAGCGTTTATAAACTCCTCAACAAATTCAACTTCCGGCCAATATTCAAAAATATTTGTTTTGTAGGTATCTCTTAACACAAATTTACCCGGGTATTCTAAATTATATTTTTCTTTACCATTTTGGTCAACGGTTAATTCAATAACTTGCGGCCAAGGATAAATAGGGACATTATCATCAAAACCTGAAGTTAAATTGTCTGAACTAATATTAGATGTGGTAGAATTCAATACTAATTTCTTACGTTCTCTATTAGCGTTTTCATTTGAGTTTAGCCCCCAAGCTGTTGTGTGAACATCGTCCATTAACCTTAAAAACGCCTCTCCACTAGCAAATACAACCGCTAAAACATTTCTTAAATTGGGTATAAATCCTATCCCGTTATCACTACTTTGCAATAAGTTAGATAAAGCGTCTGTTAGTTTGACTTCAATTTCTTGTCTTATTCTGTCTAATTGTTTTAATAAATTAGATGTATATTCAATAAAAGCGGTATTCGGACTTAACACATAGCTTTTATTATCCTTAATATCTTGAGATGGTTGACTTCCTGTATTCGCACTTTCAAATATAAACCACTCCACTTTAAAAACTTTACCATCTTTAGTACTGACACTTGATGCGGTGTTTTTTTTTCTAAACTGAGCTCTTAATGTGTCTAATTCATCATTGGTAGGTTTTGTTTTACTTTTATTTCTTTTTAGGAAAGTTTCTTCAAAATCAATATCATCATCAGTTACATTATCTACAATAAATTGACCTATTTTAACGTCACAATTAATACTTGAAGGGTAAACCTTACCGTCAACTTTGTATGTTCCATTTTTACCACAAGTCGGATTTTTATTTAATAGATTATTATAATTGTCAATATATTCTTTTTGTAATTTATTTTTTGCGGTTATGTTTTTTGATACGTCTTCGTCTAAAAATGTGTAAATATACCCTCTATTATTTTTTAATATATAATAATTCTCACTATCCATAAAATCGGAAAACCAAGAACCATTTAATGCGAAAAACACTTCTTTTCTATATTCATCTAAAATATCCTTATAATCATTTATATTGTTTAATGGTTCTAAATTTTGTTTTGTAAAACTATCCAATACGTTGTTGACAAAATTATCCACGCTATTCCTCATTTCCATAATAGTTATCTCAGGAAAATTATCAGGAATAAGTCCTTTTGACTTATACTCACTATAAACTTCTTTTATTTTTTGAAGTCCTCTCTCAACAATTGAATTTTTTGAATTTGTAAATTGTGAAGGCCCTCCTTGTTTAGTATTAATTGATATTGAGGATGGGAACATATGAGGTGTTGCTAATAAAGACCCCATAGTTAAATCGCTAAGAACCGAATATTTGTATGTGTAGAATTTTAATGTAATGTCAAAATTTTGAGTGTTAGCGTCGAAACTAGTACTAAAATTATTTAACATTAATGGTAGTCTTATTGCCTTACCATAATAACCTTTTATGGTTAAATAAAACATAGGGTAAGGTAAATTAAAAAAAGCCGCGTATGGTGAATTATCACCCAACTCAAATAATGCTCTACCTTTTATATCTATTAGTTTAACAACAATAACCGGCATAAAAGAGGTATTTTGATTAATATCTATACTAACAATACCTAATAACCCTGTGTCAATAGACCCATTTTTACCTCCATTTTGAATAGTTTCTCTTATAAATGAAGACCCGTCTTGTCCATCAACAGATTTATAGTTTGGTTGATTAACACCTTTACCCTCCAAAGAATTTTTACCTGTAAAATCATCAACCCAATCATTCTCTAAAAAATCTTTACCTCCGGGTTTCATAAAATTAATAGACGCTAATGATATTGTTTGTATACTATCATTAAGTGGAACCCCGATAGCTAATTTTGTTCTTGGGACTAACTTACATTCAAGATTAGCGTACATTACAAGATTTTCTTGTTTTACTAATCTTTCTTTAGCGTTACCATTTTCATCAATAACTTTATTTGGGTCTATAACGATTATGTTGTTGCAGTCAAAGTCTACTAATATGTTTTCGGAATTATCTACCATAATATAAAAAATAATTATTTAATTGGTTGTTATAGTCTTGTATTGAAGCTACTAAAGGAAATGGAATTGTCAATATTGATCCGTCAGGAACATTCCATTCTCGTCCTCCAAACTTAGGGTTTGCCATTAATATTAACCACCCAAATGTTGGTGAACCATAGTATTGTTGTGAGATAACGTCTAACCTACTTTGTCCAACTTTATATATGTATTTTTTATCGGTTGTTTTTGAGGGTAAACTAATGTATGGAACTATAGTCTGTTGCCCATTAATTAAAAACTCGTTATACCTTTGATATGATTGTCTCTTAGCCATTATGAATCTAATTTTACTTTACCATCGAATACACTTTTATCAGTATTACTATTTGTTGTTGCGTATATATCTAAAAGATTTATTTTTTGTTGGTCTTGTTTAGTTTGATTAGGTATTGTGGTATATGTAAATTTTCTAATTTTACCTTTAGGATATAATAACTCTTCAACACCATTAGTGAATGATTTATAATCTTTTGTTTTTTTCAATTCTTTAAAAACTTTTTCTTCTGAGTCCAATTCTTTATCGTATTGTTTTGATAAATTGTTTACAATATCGGTAAAAATATCTAACAAATTAAACGAATATTTTGGTTTTTTATAATTTAATAAATCACCTTTAATTATACCTTTAATAAAATCATTTCTTTTATTTTTATCTTGTAATATTCTTGAGAATATAATAAAAAACCTTTTGTTAGGTTCATTATTAATAAAATTAGTATTTTTAGGTGTAAAATTTCCAATAGGTTCATAGGTGTTTGTAACTATCGCATTATCAGTTAAAAATTTATCAAAGTTATTAAGATATTTGTTAAATTTAGTATAATCGGTAATTAATTCATCATAAGTATTTGTTGGTTGAGCAACTCCGTCAGTTTTTTTATTACTAACTTCAGTTGTCGAACTTAAATTATATATTCTAGTCATATTACCTGATAATAATTTTCCATCGGTGCTGTCACAAATTAAATTAACTTTCTTAATTACTTGTATAAAATCTTGTTCATTTAATACTATTTCTTGTAAAATAGAAAATAAAGTTTTTGTAAAATCTTGTGTTGAAGATTTTAAATATTCGTTCATATTATATTTAACTTCTCTTATAAGGTCGTTAGGTAATCTACTATCTTTTAACAATTCTTCAACTATTGGATTAGTCTCATCATCTATTACGTCTTTGATTATACCATTAAAAATATCTCCAAAAGAACTATTTAAATATTCACCATTTGCGGCACCAAATATTTTAACATTATTACCTGTCGTAGTTCCTGATGTTGTTCCAGAAATATATAACCTATCCTTAGTCATTATTTGTAAAACACCATAATTATAATTCAACACCAATTTTTCTAATTGATTTACAACGGTCTCAGAATATTTTTTAGAAGACGTTATCAAGGTGTCCATTATTTTTTGATAGGATGTTTCCCCTGTTTGACCGCCAGTAACAGGAATATTTGTAAGTATCTCACCTATAGTATTTCCTCCATCATTTTTTTGTTGGTTTTCAATGTTATTAACATTTGCAGGTTTTTCAGATTCAACAATTGAATCGAAAATTTGTTTGTCTAACGCTGTAGTATCTTCGGTCGCAAAAGCTCTTTCATCGTATATTTCAGTATTTGCGTAATAATTAAATGATAAAGCGTTTTGTAATCTATCTATTGGTTCTTTTAGTCCGTGACCACCAATCATTTTAAAATTCATACTAACCGTGACTATCATAGGTTGAACCCCTATACCTTCAGGATTTAAATCTAACACTAAAGGATCGTATGTAAAACTAACTCCGTCAGGAACTATTTTAGTGTTATAAAAATCACCAATTCTTAAAACTAATATCGGTGGAGTTCCAAATGAAGTATTCTGAGCGTTATTATAAACAGGTTTCCCATCTTGTATTACCGGTATTGTTTCACCAGGTCTAACACATTGATTTAAAAATGTTAATCTAGCGTTTAAACCTTCAGGTGTCATAGAGTGAAAAGCCGGATTAAAATATTTTATTTTTTGTTTTATTGAATCGTACACCATTGGGTCATTCTCTTTTACAACTTCAAAATAATCACATTCTGTTAATAGGTTTCTTAATATCTTTTTACTAATACCCTCTTTTATTTTTTGTTCTATTCTTTTTGTTGATTTTGGTTTTGATGGTTGTAAAGTAACCGTATCTATATTAGGCGCGGTTTCAACTGGTTTTGGTTTTGGCGGTTCTATAGGTTTTGCGGCAATACTACTAATTCTAACTCTTCTACACGCCATTGCGTCTGATGAATAAATTTGTGAATCTGAAGTCACTTTGGTTGTCCCTGTAATATCGCTACTACAAATAACTCGACCCATTTTGTCTCCACCTCTACTTACAGGAACGGCCTCCCCGTCCTCACCTTGAGCGGATTCTTTTATTTCAATTTTTTTATCTTCAAAAAGTTTTTTTAAACTTATATTACCAACTTGTTTCTCAGTTAAAAAATTTTTAACTGAAGATATTCTTCTTTGGGATAGTTTTTTATTATATCCAGAGGTTGCGGTTGCCGACGCTGACCCTACAAATTCTATTTTTAAATTAGATGCTATATTCTCAGTAAACAACGCACTTGTATCTTTTATAAAATCCTCTAATCTACTATAATTCCACCCAATAACTTCACTAAAAAAGGTTTGAACCCCTCTTTGTCTTTTACAATAATCTAAATTTTTAGAACAAAAAGATCCGGTATCTATAAAGGCAGAATTTGTTTTATCAGAATATTTGGTAATATTTTCACTTTTTACATATTCATTATAAGTTTCTTCATAATTTTCGGTAGATTGTTTTGGTATATCATTTTCAAAATAAAATGTTAAATCTTCATATTTTTTATTATATTCATCGATTTTTTTCTGATTATCGTCAGATGATTTTGTCTCTTCGTTTTTAACATCAACATTAGCAATAGGAATTTCCGCTGTAACACCTTTTAATTCTTCAGGAGTTAATTGTGGGTTTTCTAAAATTTCTTTATAAAACACTAAATCTTTAGATGGTATTGTGTTATATTTTAACCCTAATTGATATATGTCATATTTAACACACCCAGCAAAAAAAGAGTCAATAATAGAATTAATTCTCTCTTTACCAACACCTTTAAGTTGTTTTTCAATTATTAAATTTGTTACTGAAGGATTATCAACAATAATTTTAAAACTTATAGTTCCTGTTCTTGTCGTACTTTTATAAGTATAGATAGGTTCAGGTCTTCCCATAAAATCAACAGGATTAAATGAAGCCGTGCTACTATCATTAAATTTTAAATCATAAGGTGGAAACCACATTACTCTACCACCATTAGGTCCTTTTTCACAAACAGGTAATTCATCGTATGTAAATCCAGGTTTACTAGACGTTCTCCAAGCCAAATTTTCGATAGAGAACATATATTTTTTAGCATAACCACCTTTTCCCTCTGAGTTGTTTGGTATTAAGTTAGTTGAGTCGACACCTTTTAATGGTGTTATATTTAAATTAAATGTGTTATCTAACACAGAATTTGTGAATCTTCTACCGGATGTGGTTATACCATCAGTTTTTTGTAAATCAGCGAAAGTGTAGTATGGAGTATCTTTAGCAAAAACTCTACAATACTCGACGCCTTTTTGAGACCCATCAGTAAAATCTCGATATGAAACTACTCTAGAACCTTTAGTTAGTTCTTTATACCCATCATTGAATACTTTGGATACTTGATTTATTGCGGTTCCTACGTGTTTTAATTTTGCAATACCTGAAACATTATCGGCAGAATCTATTAATCTTTGTGTATTGTCAAGTATAGAACCCTTCTTAAATGTTAAGTTGGTTGATAAGTCTTTATTATATGACGAACTAATCTGATTAAATTCTTTATCTATAGACCCGTTACCTCCGCCAACGGTCGCTTTAAAACCAGCGTTTCCTTTGTATTTTGGTGAAGTCCAAACAAATTGACCTCCAATTCCACCACCATCTATAACTGGTTTACTATCCAAACCAAAAACCAATAAATTTCTGTTGCCTTCATATAAGATAGCCATTTCTGAAGGTCCGTAAACAGGCGTTTGTTCTTGTTGACCATAAGGATTTACTGGAACTTGATTTGTTGGTGAATTTAATGTTGATGGTTCTGAATTTCTACTTCCGACATAATAAGAACTATTTATTGTGTCGTTTGCGGAATCAATAAGAGTTGCTCTAAATTCAACACTATTAGGGTTGTTTAATAATTTACTTACATCGTCTTTATATATTGGTTTATACCTATTATATTCAATAGTTGAAAATAAAATAGACTTCTGTCCTGTACCGGTATTTTCTAAAAATATTTCAGAAGGTTTAATGGTTTTTACAGGTATAGGTCCAAAAATCGCACTTCCACCAAAAACACTACTAAGAATTTGGTTAGCTTGATTGATTGCTCCTGAAACTTGTAAAGTTAAAGGAACATTTAAATTAATATCTTGGAAATAATCTCCAGGTATTGGTGATGTTGGGGAATACACTCCCTCTATTCTTGATAATAACTTTTCACTATCTTTTTCCTTTTGGTCTAAAGGTGCGGTGATTTTAAAGTCATTGTAAGTGAATGGTGTTGGTTTTCCGTTAATTAATAAATTAACTCCCTTAACACCCTTATATGTTTCACTAGAAATTCTACTTTCAAATAATTGTTTTAAACTTTTAGCACCTAATTTAGCAATAAAAGAATCTTCAGACAAAGGACCATCGCTACCTGTAGGATTTTTTGTTGTTATAATATTATATGGAGAATATGATGAAGGGTTGAAAATTGGTGGATCCCAATAAGGTAATGAAATTTTATCACTATTCTGTATATCATCAATAACGACCAAACTATTATAACCTCCTTCAGGTCCGTATTTATTCACAACAAACGCTGCGTCAATAAAAAATTCATTAACTAAATCAAGCGCGGTGTCAGAAGGATCATAAATTCCTTTATTCGAATTTTGAGTTAAGGGTGGATTATTGAAATTAATGTTTAAGTTATATCCTCCGTCAGGTCCATATTCATTTAAAGTATATAATTGATTGGAATACGTGCCGTTAGTTATAACCTCGCCAGGGGAATCGACCACATTATAATCACTAATATTCGCAATATAAGTTGTAGTACCCGCAGGTGTGAAAGCTCCAGGTATTCGATATGGTTTCAAATTCCTACTTAAAAGATTGTTTCTAAATGATTGTGTAGATGTAAAGGATAGAGCGCTTTCTGACATTTTATTTTTTTATTATAAATAGATTATAAAACATTTTTTTTTATTTACCCATACCGTTATCCGACTTTAATTTCTCTAACTCTGATTTGATAGTGTTAATTATTTCTGTTTTTTGTAACTCTTTTTTTATGGTCTCTTCATTAATACCATCACCATTTATATTAAATGTTATTGTCACATTATTATTCTGAGTTGTTTCTGTTTTTTTACCTGTTTCAGATTCTTTATTTTTAAAATCTATGTCAGGATTTTCTCTTCCTTTAGGTTCTAAACCTTTTTTATCTTTTAATTCTTCAGGTATATATTTACCATATTTCTCATTTATTTTTGACATAATATTGTCAAAAATTTTAAATTCATCTCTTAATTTTGCAGTTTCTTCTCCGGCATTACTGATTGTTTCTTTAAAATTACTTAAAGTGGTCGACTCTAAATATTTACCAAATTTTTCGATTTCTTCTAAAGTTCCTCTAAGGTCAATCGTTCCAGTTTGTAATCCTGAAATGATATTACCGGCACTTGAACCCATTTTCTTAATAGTTTCTGTTGTTTGTTTTGATGTTTTACCCCCAGGGATTAAACTTCTCATAGCCTCACCCATTATACCAGACCCGGCTCTTAAAAAATCCATAGTTCCTTTATTTAACCCACTACCGGCAGTACCATAAGCAACACTATTTTCTATTGCCGCTAGATGACCTTCAATTAATTTTGAGGTGTCCAATTGTTCTCTTGCCAATTCTTCGATACTTTTTGGTTTTTGGTCTTCCATATATTGTTCTAAAAGAGCTTTGTCATCTTTAAATTTTTGCATTGCTTCATCAATTCCCAATTTTTCACCCTTCAACATAATTTCATACTTACCATCTTTACCCATCTGAGCCATATTAGCAATAAAATTCTTTTGGTCTTCATCAAACGCGTCTTTTGGGAATCTTATCTTGTTCATTTTGTCTTGTAATTCAAAACTAGAAATTGCCATCTTTGACAATTGTCCAGGTAAATAACCTAACGCTTGTTCAACCTCCATTAATTGTCTTTTAGCACCAGGCATAATTTCAAATTGTCCATCTTTATTTAATTGGACAAATTGTTTTGACATTTCCGCTATTTGGTTTTGTAATTCAGCAGGATCATTTTGTCCTAACTCCATTAATCTTAATGGGTCTAATAAATCGGATTGAGCCACTCCAAGTCTTTGCATTGCCGCTGCCATCTCAATCGCTTTTTCAGGGTTTAATAAATCTTTTGCAATATTCAAAGTGTCAGACATATTAATTCTTAAATTAACCGCCTGAGCTGCCATTTTGGCCATACCCTCAACACCATTCGCAAAATTAAGTTCATTCATCTTACTCATATTCTTCATAACTTCACCTGATACCGCGGTTGCACTAACCCCTATCGCTCTAGCAGAATCCACAACATTTTGCATTTGTTCAGATATGTGTACCGTTGAAAAACCTATATCTTTAAAATTACTTGTCATTTTAGACACTTCTAATCCAGTAACTTTGTGTGTTTCATATAATGATTTTACGTTTTCATCGCTTTGCATTACATTAACACCTAAGGCCGCGGAAGTGTCTCTTTGGATATCCATAATATCCTTCATACTACCTCCTAACAAAGAAATATTTGTATAAGAGTCCGTTAAACTTTTTTGTATTGCATCAATATTTTGTCTACCAACACCAAAGTTTTTAGCCATTTCAGATGATAGCTTATCAACCTCAATCATCTTATTTACAATATTTTCGGGGTCAATTGCCGATTTTAATTTTTGTTCAAAATCTCCAAATGCGGTTTTTAAAAGATTCTCTATATTACCAAGAATATCAGCCATACGATTTTTATTTATAAATATTTAAAACAACAATTTTAAGAATTTGTTTCCATCAATTTATTTATCACATATTTTCTAAAATATGTTGGCATAGACATAAACTCGGAATACTGAGTTCCGAGTTGTTTAGATAAGTAAATAAATTCGGTGATAAGATATTCCCTATAATTAGAAGAAAGGCCGAAAAAATTCAACCCCAAAGTTGATTTCAGTTTCAACTATCTCTCCTGAAGGGGCGGTTACAATTTGTTTTAAGTCCAATGAAGGGACGTTATCATTTATAAATTTTCTAATAAACTTTGAATCCATGATCGGCATTGTTTCGATATATTTGGATATCATTTGTCTATCTGAACTACCATTAATCTCAACAACTTGTTTATTTAACCTCCAAGTTATTTTTGGAACAACTCTATTTGGGGGGTATGATTCGGACATTCTTTCAATTTCCAAAATTTCACCATAATTTAATGGTTTTATTTTAACCACATCTCCACTTTTAGGTAAAGTAATGGTAAAAGTGCCGTCAGATTCAGGATTTTGTTCTGTTTGTTTTATATTAAGTTGTTCTAAGTTAATGGTAACATCAAATCTTTTATTTGTTGCGGGGTCAAGTAATGAAACCACATATTCAGTTCCAAAAGAAGTATTTCTTAAATATAATAAAATAGCTTGGATATCTGATTCTAGTAGTTCTTCAGGTCTTAATTCAGGTTCATATATTTTATTTCTCAGTAAGTTTATCATTACACCATCTTTGTTGTTCCCTTGTAATGCACTTAATAAGATATTTTCATCATTAGCAGTTAAATAACCGACTTTAATAGTTTTCTTTTTACTTCTATAAAAGATACCTCCACTAGGTAATTGAACAATGTCGTGAGGTAAATTAAAATCTTGTGTTGCCGCTTGTATAAATTGTGAATCCATATTTTTTTATTAAAAATATAAATAGTATTTTACATATATAAACAAAAAACTCCCAAATATAAACTTGGGAGTTAAAAATATTTTTTTTTAATTAGAAATCAATATACTAATATACAACGATCCATTCTAAGTGAAGCGTCGATTGTTGCGATACCATCTTGACTATAAGCTAATGAACCAAAGTTAACGCTAGCTAAGAACGTTCCTTGTAATATCCATTTTTCTACTACAACCCCTGTTGGGTCTAACATTTCCAAATCAATATCTTTCTTATATCCCGCAGCATAACCCATACGCCCTGTTACAGATTCAGCACATAAACGAACCCACTCCATAAGAGCTTGAGCCGCTGATGGACCTATTGGGTCTCTAAATTTAACCGCAATTGGATCCCAATTAAAACGTCCCGCAACGTATGTTGAAGTGTTTAAAAATTGGATTTCAGTCGCGTTTGTTTTCCAACTAGGTCTTGCAGCTGATTCCACAAACCATTCGTTGATTCCTAACGTAGAAGGAAATCTTACTATAAATCGGTTTTGCCTTTTTGGTTCATAAGGAACCGGCATTTTCATTAACAAATCTGCCATTGTATTGTTTTTTTAGTTTTAATTTTTTTATTCTTTTTATATAAATATATCAAGTTATTTTTTTTCTATTTACTTTTGTTTTTTTATTTATAAATTCTACTAGAAACTAGTTTTATTATATAATTTATTTTTAATTCTTTTAACTAAATAATTTTCATTAATATTTTCATTTTCTTTCACTCTATTAATTACTAGTTTTCTCATACCACCTTCAGAAGTGTCTTTAACTATGAATTTAATTTCAGGATACATAACGGATAATTCGTCCTCTATATGTTGAATCATACTTTTAACGTTTCTAACATCATCGTCAGAGAACCCCAAAGAAACTGAACCATATTTTCCACTTTTAATTAAATGTCCTACTTTATCGTAAACTTTTTCTATAAAATCAGATAATGCCAATTTTTTAGAGTGTTCAGGGCTTGACGCTCCTCCTGCGGAATCTAGTTTAAATCTTTTACCAAATTCAGGTGATGATACAGGATAATACTCCCCTTTCTCATCTAAATATATGTCAATTAATTGTCTGTCATTGATTTTATCTAATTTATAAAAACCTTTTAAATCCTCAAAATCAAAAACTTTTTTAATGTTATTAATCATAGTTTCTTTCTCTTCAGGAGATAAAACCGAATCAATAAAAAGTTTTACGCCTTTTTTAATAACATTTGGACTATGACCTCTTGCGGTTATTATTGAAAATGGACTACCTTTTGTTAATGCCTTTTTAAAACCCATAAAACTTGGAGATAATCTATTTTTCTTAATAGCCTCCATTGTGTCTCTTAAAAATGTTTCACTATGAGTAAAATCTCTAAAAGCGTTATCATCTAAACTAACAATAGTTTCTCCCTCGTAGTCGAAAGGTTCTTTACCTATCATACTTCTATAAGTCGCAAAATCATCGGTTGACATTCCTACAACACCCCCATTATCTGTTTTAAGATAAATTTTGGTGGGCATTCTTAAAATATTATCATCCCAATCTAATGCGAATAATTTTAATTTTTTATTATTAATGTCTTCTAATAAAACTTTTTTAATTAAATTTCTAATATTCATAACTATAAATATCTAAGAATAAAAAAAAGGGGGATTTTAATCCCCCAATTTTATTTTTTTGTTTTAGATTATATATTCTCGAAAGACGCTCCTGTTGGAGTAATATAGAATGTTATATCTATAAACTCTAAAGAACGGGTCGGTTTAATATAAATCTTACCTGTCATTTGATTTCTGTCCAAGTCGGCAGTATCAGAAGATACGGTTACACGGAAATCGTATAAACCTCTATCTCTTCTAATTGCATCTAAGATTGGATTAACCGCATCTAAGAAATCTTGTCTCACTTTCTCATCGTTTTGTTCAAACAACAATCTTACTGAAACGGCTGAGATTAGTTTACGAGCTTGTAATAACAATCTTCTTACGTTAATTCTATCAAGAGCTGATTGTCTAATTTGTAGAGTTTTATTACCCCAAATTACGGTTCCAACATCAGAGAATGTTGCGATTGGATTTATTCTTCCTTGATACAATATGTCTCTATCTTCTTGAGTTAACTTCTTTCTAGCCTTAATCGCGTTTACAATACCTCTTGTATAACCTGCCGCCGCAAACCAAGGGAAAGCGATATTATCAGTTAATGCTAAGTTTCTTGTAACCTCGGCAGTTGCCGGAATATAGATTTGAGTGTTATTAACAGAATCTCTAGTTAATACCCAAGGGTAATAAGTACAAGTGTAGTTAGAATCTATACCTGTATTATCAAGACTATCAACCGCATCTTGAGGGAAGATAATATCGTTTTGATTACCTGTTTGAGGAACTAATAGATTATAATCAGGTGTTGTTGTAATATACAAAGAATCCGCTCTATCATTTTCAATCATATCTATAGTTGATATTACTAAATTTTGATTGTTGATATAATCTATACCTGGAGTTACAAATAAGTTAACATTTACCGCTTCAGGATTTGCAAAAGTTCTTATACCTAACAAATAAGCGTAATAATCGGTATTTGCCCAATCAATGGTGTTATCACCAACCGAAATTTGTTTGAACGCACCCCATCCTGTTGCTGTAGGGTATTTAATATTAGGACACGCACCATTTTTATAGAAAGTTTGACCTAATCTAAATCTATCACCATTTGTTCTATATTCCCTGTAAATGTCCCAACCATCAAAACCTCCTTGACACATTAAAGAGAATTTACGTGCAAATATTTTATAGTAAGGATTTGATTCATTGTCAGGATCAGAAGTAAATTCCGCCGAACCAACAAAAAATGCTGGTGTACCACTCGTTGATAAACCATTACCTATTGTGATACCGCTAGCGTTTTTATCCATATGGAAACCTTTAGTAACATAAGACCAATCATCACCTGTCGTGTCAAAACAAACATTTAAAGGTGTTTGTTTACCTTTATAAGCGAAAAAGTCAAAATCATAACCAATAGTGTCTGATAATCCTAAGTAAGTTCTTCTAACATTATCTCCTGAAGATATTAAAGCGTCGTCCGCACCTGTAGAAGTTCCAAAAGGAGGGTTATAAACAACCTCACCTGGAAAATCGTATTTAGTTTTATAAATTGGGAACGGAGGTTTAACACCTGAATACTCTCTACTTCTGTAACCTTCAAAACCGCAAGGTAATGAATCTACAGGAGCATCAAGGTTAACTTCTAACATAATGTATTTAGAGTTTAATTGGAATTCTCCATCTAAAGTTCCTATCTTTTTAGCTATGTAAGAATTGTCACTTGGATCCATAGAACAATTAGTGAATTTTTCTAAAACAACCGGATTAGAGTCAGTATCATAATAATCTCTAACTAAAACATCGAAAGTCAAATTATTAAATGAAATATTTGCTATTGATAATTTAACTTCGTAATTAGAATTATTACCATCTGAAATTGTGGTAAATTTAAATAATCTGAAAACTTTATTACCTCTTAATTCAGAAACCACCCAAGGAGAGGTTGAAGATTGATATTGTTCAAGATACCATCCTATTGAAGAAGGGTCTCCATTTCTTGATTCAGGTAAATAAGTTACTGAACAGCTTAAACCTCTAATATAACCTTTTCTCCATCCGTAATTTAATAGACTTTGATAAACTTCCTCAACAAACAACGGGTTTGTATCTCTAGGTTTTTCAAAATTAGTTCTACCAAAAACTTTAGTAATGTATTGACTATCTGAGTTAGTTAGAGAAGTTTCAAAAAATAAATTTTCACCATCTTTATTTGTTACATTTAAACCAAAAGTTGCGTAAGGATTTTTTATAACACTTGAATATCCGTTAGAACAATTCATTGTTACACTAGTTGATCCTGTAACTTCATAAACCGCACCATCATCTTGAGTATATGTTGCAATACCTCTAGAACGTAGAGTTGCAACAACTAAATCATCATAATCCGTATAAGCTTTACCTTCATAAACAAAAATCTGACCACTAATAGTTCCTTCATAACAAAATACTGGTTGTATAGTTGTTGTTGATGTGGTTGTCGTGCTAACAGGATTACAAGGGTCTGTAGTGGTTGTCGTGGTTGTTGATGTTGACGTTGTCGTAGTTGTTGGAGGTATTAAATTTAAATTAATTACTGAATAAAAAGAGAATCCTGTATAATTACCGGAACCTACGTTATCAAATAAAGCATAATACCAAGGGTCGTTATTAGAATCTGAATAGTTCGCAGTTAATGAGTTCACGTCATCAACACCAAACACATTTGTTTGTGCGGTATAACCGGTAAACGTTTGATAAGTTTCACCTGAAATAATACCATAATAATAAACTGAATTATTCGCCGCGTCATTATAATCGCTACTTGTTATTACATCAAACACTTGATTCTTGAAGTCATCTCTTAAAGTTGAAGTAGAACCATTAAATAATTCATATTCTTGATCTAATTTATCTTTAATTAAAGATTCTATTGTTGATTCGTCAAATACGATAGAGTCTGTACTATTAGTGCAACCTGTAAAATCAAATGAGTAATCGATTACTTCATAATCCAAACAAGTCGTAACACAACTAAAAGTTTCCGCGCTAGTACATAAGAACTCAACGGTTGCCGGGTCGACATTCGCTTTAGTTGTAATAGACCAAGAAGGACCCGCGTCATAACCGGATAGACCCAATACTCTTGTTACAAATAATTGATTTGATTGTTGTAAGTATGCTTTGGCGATATACGCCGCCTCATACTTAGGGATTTGTGTGTTTACAAATTTTTCAGGGGATGTTCCACCAAAATAAGTGGAGAACTCGTCAAAGCTTCTGATGAAAATCGGTTCAAAGGCAGGACCTTTAATAGTTTCACCAACAATACCTAAAGTCGTAACACCAACACTTTGTGCTACAAAACTTAAATCTACCTCTGAAGTGTAAACACCTGGAGATACAAATACTTTGTTGTTAGATGCCATTAGTTTTAATTTTTTTTAGTTAATTTATTGTTTTAATATAAATATCAATAAAAAACACAAAATACTTTACTTTTTAAGTGATATTTATAAATTGGGCAGAATATTTTCTTCCTTTTTTATCCTATGCCAGATAATAAAAAAATAAAGAATTTAAAGATATCTGTAGAAGTTCACGATATTTTAAAAAAGTATTGTGAAAAGAAAGGTGTTAAAATTTATAGGTTTTTGGAAAAAATAATTTTAGAAAAATGTAAAGAAAATAAAGATATTTACGGAGAAGATTAAATTATTTCACTTTTAAGTGATATTTTGGATTCGAAATTATTATCTAATTTTACTATATCTATTTTAAGATTATCCCCATTATTTATTTGTATTTCGGAAACATTTGACCCATAAAAATCTCCATTAATAAAAATATCGTAAGTATCTATATTACTTAATGATAAAACTATTAAATTAGTAGTGTAATAAAATTTTTGAGATAATGAAGTTACTCCTGTTAAAAACAAAACATCAAGTTCGGTATTAGATTCTTCAGTCTCTATTTTTTTATACTTTCTTCTTGATGAAGTATCGAATTCTACAACTTGTAAAAGTCTTGTGATGGCGGGAGACACCTCAAACTCATCCTCATCAATTAAAAAACCTAACATTGTAAATTCATAACTCTGTATATAGTATTTTCGTTTTTCAACATCCATAACCGATTCATCTGAAATATTATTCATTATAATCGGAATATAATGACCTTTAATTTGAGTATATGCCTGTCTAGATGAGAATTTTTCTAAAACAACTTTATTAAATTGATTTAATTCTCTCATTCTATTACAAATAATTTTAACGGAATAAGTTATATCTACAGGAACAGGTTGTGGTATTTTATATATGTCCATACCAGACCTCTGCCCATCCCAAGTTGGGACTTGAGCGTAAAAATATTGTCTTCTATTTGGTATGGTGTATAATGTTGAAGGATTTGTCCCATATTTAACTTCAGGATTTCTAATTACGGTGATTATTGGGGGTTCAACATTCTTATCAATATTTTGAAAATCCCAAGTTTGTGTGAATTGAGCCCAATTTTGAGTGGTTAATAAAATATCAACGTTAGGTATTACTTTACCGCTAACAATTGTTTTTAAATCATTCTTAACAAAATCTAAAAATCCTCCATCCAAATCTGCGTGTAATATTGATTTAGGTAAAAAAGTCCCATCTTTGTTGATTTTATCAACAAGTTCCTGTCTTCTCTCTAATAAAATTTTAGATTGAGTTAAAGGAATATTCTTTTTTATTTTTTTAGGTAAACCCATTTATTATAAACCTCTAAATTCATTGTCAACAACCGCGGACGCCATTATAGTCCTATAATAAGGTCTTGTTCCCGCATAATTGTGTTTATTATCTGAAACAACTCTACCATCATTATTTACGGTATAGTATCTAACTCTATCTTCAGTTTCGTAATAACCAATATAATCACCAAAACTAATATCAATACCTAATTCATCTAAATGTTTTTGATATACCGATAATTTCATATTACCCGGTTCAAATTGATTTAGTTTTGTATTTCCTAAATTTTTATTTTCAGGTTGCATAATTTGAACGTAACCCTTAAACTCTACGGGAGGTAAAAATTTTATACCATCACTAATAGTTTCGCCGTAAACATCATCCGTTTTGGTTTTTAACCTATCAACCCTATAAAGAACTAAAGTAAAATTCATATCACCATACAACCATTCTTCACCTATCCCTAAATCAAGTGAAAAATCTTCTTCCGAGAAGAACTTACTCATCCTTGTT